CACACTATGCTCGACTCCAGTCTCTCGAAATCAGGTGGGTTCCTCGAAAATGGCTGTTTCTGGATGGGCACTAGCTAGCGAATGTCTCGGGGGGGTCACGCTCGCAACTGACGGTTCCAATGAAGGGGCCCCTGAACCGAAGGCTCGCCAAGGCCGCGCTTGTAAACTGATCAGAGTAACATCGCGGACTCGCCCGGTTATTGACATCGGCGGGTGGGCGCTGATGCGCAGCCGGATTGCCCAAAAGGCCCTGCCTTCGGTCAACGCCAAGCAGCGTTAGGGCTTAAGCATCTGTCAGCAGTTTGCGCATTCGCTGATAGTCGCAAGCACGCACACGCATTGCTGCACAGGTGTCAGCCGTTAGACGGGTCTCGTAAGGGAAGGCCTAAAGCAGCAACCGAATTGTTGCTCCAGACCTGGCGGGGTAGGATCCGGTATCCGAGAATGCTAGATTTCCGCCAAGTCATAACTGAAAGTGGTTTCAGCTTTGGCACGCGGCAACCATGAGCGTCAACGCCTCAGTAGGCCGTCAGAACTACGGCGCAGCTGGCCCTCTATACATTGCTCTATCGCGCCTGCCCTTCATACTTCGACGGCCGCGCCGCGCCCCGTCTCGCTATCCGACGCATACATTTGCCTTTTTCCTTTAACAACGAGAGGCGAAATCCAACGATAGATGAAGGTTCGGTCACCTAAGCGAGGCCCTTTCCAGAAACCATGCCAGTGACCTCTTCGCAGATGCGCTTTTACCGACCGCCCATTCAGCTGAGCCTCATGCTCATTTCGAAAGCTCCGTCCAACTTTACTGCCTACGTTGAAGATCTTCGGCTTCTCTGGCGTGAAGAGATATAGACCACTCTTTCCCTTTTTAAAAACTGATTTGCGGGATGATGGCTCAGGCATCAGGGCTGGATCGATGTCCGGCTCTTCAGAGCATAGATATAACAAGATCGAGATAAGCGGTCTTAGCTGTTTAACCTTGTACTCCTGCAAAAGTGATCCAAGCTGCCCGGTATCAAGAAGCCCTCCGAGATTCGTGCTCACGACCTTGAGTACCTTAGTCACCGCCTCCTCGACTGACCATTCACCCAGATGTAACGGCTCAGGGATCAGGCCTTGGGTGGTATTCAATACCAATCTAAGCTCCTCTCGCTGAAGATTCATGTCCCATTCCAAATGCGCCCAAAAGCCATGTAGCGCGGACTCGAAATACGTTAATCCAGGCGTTTCAATGTAGACACACCATTCAGGCAGCCGCCGGAGTACGTCACACGGCAGTACGCCTGAACACTCAGTCCTAGCAAGTTCAGCAAGAAGATGCGCGTCCATACGGTAAATGCCCTGCGAATAGCGCCAGGTGCCGATTGCCGAGAGCGTGCCTACTGTAGCGGCAACTTCCATGGGGCTCGCGTACCGATTACTTTTACGAGCCTGCGTCTGGATTATGGCTGCCCAAGCCGCCATTGGAAGAAAACACCAGTTCGGCCATTCTTGCTCCCCCGGCTCGCCCTTAGCCTTGAGGAACGTCGCGACCCAAGAAGACATGCTTGGATATTTTTTCGTAGCCTGCCTTAGGTGCTGCATCGGGCTGACATTATCCATTCTGCGGCTCCCACTCCAATACGCGCACCAGTGTTGAACCCACGGTTTTGTAGATTTTCAGGAAAGCATCTTCGTGCTTAGTAAACCTCTTTCTCTCTCTCACGCTCTCGCCTCACCGTCAGCTTGATTTAATAGCATCTGCTATGGCCGCCTATATTAATAAGCATTTGGCTATTGTCAACAGCTTTTATTGACAATGCTATTACCGATGAGTACTATTCAGTCAATACAGAGGAAACGATGCTGATGAAGCCTATCGACCCAAACACACTCGGCGGCCGTATTGCACTAGCGCGCAAAACCCGACAGCTCACCCAAGCCAAGCTTGCCAAGCTGGCCGGTATCACTCAGTCGAGCATTGCTCTACTAGAAAGCGGGTCATCGAAGACCTCAAATAACGCGATGGAGCTCGCTCAGGCTCTTCATGTACCGGTGGAGTGGCTTCTTTACGGGGATAGTTTCGACGGAACCTCAGCGGCACATGCTCCGGAAGGAAACCGCCCGGGAGGACAGGACAAAAGCAACAGTGACGTAACGCTCGTAATGCATCGAGCACTGGATAGCTTTGCGGCTAGGCTGACGTTCCGAAGAGAGCAGTGCGGCCTCACGCAGGCTCAATTGGCCTCCAGATCAGGGCTCTCCCAGGCAACCATTGGCAATCTGGAAACCGGGCGAAATAAAGGCACTAAAAAGATTCTCGAATTGGCTAAGACGCTGCATGTCACGCCTGACTGGCTCGTTCACGGCGGGAACCTTGATAAGGCTAGATCTGCGGCTGTACGCCAAGATTTTGGGCTTCTGCCAAGAGAAGAGCTACAGCAAAATCGGTGGCAGACTTTGCTCAACGGCGCCGTAGTTCAACCCGAAACGGAAGATGTGCCTTCACAACGATCTGCTGGGACGCATTTGCGTTCACCATCAGTGCTGCCGATCATCTCTTGGACAGACCAAGCACTGCGGAGCCCAGAGCGGGCCCACCTGAGCCCTTCAGCGGAAGGATATTTTCTTAGCCCCTTCGAGCAGAGTCCCCAGGCTTTCTGGATGAGGATTTCCTTCGACGTTATGGAACCTGAATATCTGCCAAACGACCTCGTCCTAATCGATCCTGCCGTAACACCGAAAAGTACGGATGACATTGTGATCCTTGATCCAAAAGGAGCACCAGGATTCGGTCGGCTGCGGCAAACTTTGAATGGGCGGTATCTCGAAACTCTCAATGACCATTACCCGGACAGGATGCATCGTATCGAAGATGATGCTTTGGTCGTGGGTACGGTCATAGCTTCATTGAGGCAGCGCCGCGCCAAGGCCTAGTTTGCGGTTTTTTTTACCCCCATTAATAGCATTTGCTATTTTAACTACCGAAAGGAAAAGCAATGACAGCAACAGCGGAACAACTCATCAATAACTATGACGTTCCCGCCCTTGGGGCTAAGCATTTATTCGTCATCCATCCTGCTAAGTGGGTCAGACAGGAACTGATATTCCCGATTTTTGGCATCAGTACCGAGGCCGCTCGGAAATATCGTGCCAGCGGCCAGTGGCATGAGGGCAAACATTGGGATCGCGATCCTGCTAGACGGATCGTATATAACCGCGAAGCCATCGAGAAATGGATGTCAGGAGCGCTATGACTATGGAGATGCCAAAAGGAGTTGAAATTCACAACGGGAAAGTCCGGATCAGCTTCATGCTTAATGGCAAACGCCAGCGTGAGGTGATCCGGGACATGTCGGTGAGCGCAAAAACCATCGCGTACGCCAAAAGCGTTCGCGAACTGGTGGTCGATGAGATCAAGCGCGGCGTGTTTGACTACCAACGTCGATTCCCCGACTCAGCAAAGGTGACTCAGACTGAAGCGGCCGGTCAGGTGCAGCGTCCTCTTCCTGTCCAACCTACTGCTCAACCTACTGCGACGCATTCAGAGCCCGCATCCACAACCATGACGGTCAAAGAAGGCGTGATGCTCTGGCTGCGTGTATCGAAAAGCGATAAGGCGTCGACGACGTACCTAAACTACAAGTGCAAAGCAGGACATGTCATCCGGTACTTTGGCGACACCCCCATTGACCGGGTAACGATTCAAGATCTCAGATTATTTCGCAATCGCCTTGTGAAGCCTGAGAACGGTACGAAGGGGCTGTCTCCAAAGACCGTCAATGACGTTCTGACAGTAGTCCGCGGGGTATGGGCTGATGCCAGTGCAAATGGTCTCATCGCCAACAACCACCTGAAGAACATCCATAACCACAAGGTGAAATACAAAAGCCTGGCTGATCCGTTCACACGTGTAGAAATCGACCGTATCCGCCGTGCAGACCCTGAAAGGCTGCGTGAAGCACGCGTGGTGGTTATGAACTGCTGGATCGGCTTGTCACGCTCTGAGTTGATGGGACTGGCCCGTGAGGATGTCGATCTCGATAACCTGGTGATCCATGTCCGGCGGGCGTACGTGGATGGCATCTACCGCATCCCAAAGGAGGAGACACGTGAACGCTTTGTCGAGCTGATCAAACCTGCGGCTGAGTTGATGAAACTTATCCTGGAAGACACCGCTGCCTGCAAACCACAGCAGATTGATGTCACTCAGCGGGACAACCTAACCAGCGAACAGGAGCGAGTCACCTTCCTGTTCAGAGACTGGACTACGGACAAGGCCTGGAATCCTGACCACCTGGATGAATGGTTTAAGGAGCATCTGGTCAAGTCCAAGGTGAACCACCGAGGCATCAACCAGTGCCGTCATACGTTTGCGAGCCAGGCCCTATCCAGTCACGTCAAACTGGAGTGGCTAGCCAAGCAGCTTGGTCACGCTGACACCACCATGATTAAGAAACACTATGCAAAGCTGATCCCTGATGACACAAAACGGATGGGTAGTGATGTCTCCGAGCAAATGGGATTTGGGGTGGATTGGAGCGGTGCGTAGCGGTCTCGGAGGCTTAGATTTTGCCCCCAAATGCCCCCAATTTTGCCCCCAAGCGGTTTTTTACCTATCTGAAAGACATGAAAAAGCCCCGTAACTCATTGAATTACGGGGCTTTTTTGTGTGGCGGAGAGATAGGGATTTGAACCCTAGGTACCCGCGAGGGTACAACGGATTTCGAATCCGTTTGCGAGCTTTCTGCTACCTCGCCCTACTCTCTTGGAAGGCCCGCAATACGGGCATTGCCACGCTCCCCCTTGGGCTGGTTAGGCGATGTTCGGGGGAATAAGAGCACCAGAATTCCCCCACGCCACCCTCAGCCCGTCCGGGCAATCTCAATTCCCCTTCGTTACTTCCCTCGCCCACTCTTGCAGCGCGGTCAGTTTTATGGCGCAGGCGTCGGCGTCTCCGGTGATGGCGACAATACGTCGAGCATCCTCTTCGTGAATGTCGGCTCGCTGGCTTCCATCATCCAGGCGGCCGGTTCCGGTGGCGGCGGACAGGTCACTTGCTGCGGCTGGACAATTGGCGCGGACTGACAGCCGGCGAGAGCCATCAGCGACAGCAGCAGACAGCCGCTCAATTTCTTGCTGTGCATGGCGCAGCTCTCCGTATCGTTGTTGGTCGTTTGCGGCCAGACGGCCTTCGAGATCCTGCCGCTCGGCCTGCTGCTTGAGGATCACCGCGGCATTGGCCTCGGCCACCTGGCGCAGGAATGTCTCGTGAGCCGTCGCCTGATCCGCCAGGCGCTTGCCGTATCTGTTCCCCTGCCACTGCCACGCCCCGGCAGCAGAAAGCGCCATCAGCGTGAGCACAGCGGCTCCTGCGGCGATCAGCTTGTACTGCTTGAGCAGGGCGATCATCGCATCACCTCACGAACTGCAGCGGCGAATCGAGCCGGCCAGCGCTCTGGATGAGGTTTTCCCGGCCTCCAGCACCGTTCATACAGCGCCCAGCCGCCAGCCGCGTCGTGCTCACTTGGCAGCGGCTTCGGATCTGTCCAGAGCAGCAGCCGTCCGAAGGCAAACGCCAGCACGTCATCGCGCTCGAGCGCAGCCCACACGGCAGCAGGCTCGGGCGCAACGCCACGTGCAGCACATGCGCGCCGGGCATGGTCACGGCTCGAGGGGTGATTCAGCACGCCGCGCACGCCGCCCTCCTGCTCGAACTGCAACAGCCCACGGGCCGGCCCGGTCGGCCACTGGCGGCGCCGCTGTTCTGGATCTTCCTGCTGAGTAATAGCCAGCAGCATGATCTCTGCCTCTCGGCTCGACATCCGCGCAGGCAGCAGCGCGAGAGCGGGCGCTATGGCTCGCTCCCGTATTTCAGAGAGGGTCATGGGAAAACTCCAGGCAATAAAAAGCCCCGGCTGGCGGGGCTATCTGTTGTAGCGAGTCGCACCACCAATGCGCGCGCCGGCATACATCAGCCAGGCACGCCAGCGGGCAATACCGGAGGACCGCAAGGCGTTGAGAAACACCCGGTCAGCGCCCGTACGACTCAAGAGGTCGCTACTGTATAGCCAGTCGTGCAGAACCGCCGCCGCGTGGCCATACTGGCCCAGCAGCGCGAACGTCAGCGGCCAGCGCGGCACTGACGCGAAGTCAGTCTCGAAGCCGACCGGCACCTCGACCAATCCGTGGTCAGGGTCCAGATATGAAAAAGGCGCCAATAGGCGCCATGTTTTGCGGTCGGACTGGAGTTCAGTCTGCAGTGGGCGTGGAAACCTGTCTATTGGGCCAACCCTCGTCAAGCATCACATAGGTATAGCTACCGCCGTCGATCGCTTGGAGTAGTTCCGCCTCGCGATCGAAGCACGCCTGCACATGAGCACGGACGGTAGATGCAACGGCGATAATCAGCTCAGCACTCATCTCGACGAACCCGGTAGGCGTCTTCCAGCGGCAAGCGTAGGCAGAGTCAAGCATCGCAGCAACGGCAGCACCTGTAATCAGCGCCTGACTGTCTCTACTGGTGTCGATCGCCATACCGTCTACAGTGATGCCCGCGGTTTCGCGCTTGTAACGCTCAGCAGCGACGGCGGCGCGGTGGTCGTCTGCGGTCGGCCCATGGATTGGCTGGACGACCAGAAAAGGCATGCCGTCTGCGTCATGGCTAAACACTTTGCCGGCAGCTCGGCCGTCAAGCAAATTAACGTACTCGCTATGCGTAAGCTCTACTGCATCGGACGGAACTGCAGCCCCATGCACGCTATTAGCGTAGAATCCGCCAGTTGATCTCGAATATAGCATTTCGATTAACCCACCTTATATCCGAACGCGAAAACGTAATTTCCAGCAGTCTGCATACTATGAACTGCGGTTTGGTCAGCGCTCTCCGTGCTACACCAGCACGCTTTTATTTCTATTCGCCTGCCCCCATCCGAGAAAACCATTCCTGAAACCGCAATAGAGGGATGTTGACCCGCAGGGTTCTCATCATTACCAACGAACAAAATTTCACCTGAAACAGCATCACACAATGCGACATAGCAGCTGGTCTCTATTGATGGAACACACCAGTAGGTCTGGGCGTGCAGGTGATACCACCCAGGCTTTACCAGCGTGATTACCCCGTCGCCTCCGATCATTCCGCATGTATCTAGAGGCTTGTTCTTGAAGATCACGCGCTTCCATACGGTATTGTTAAAAGCGGCGTCATTGGGCTTGAGCCCATTAAGAGAGAAGGCATTCATAGACTAGTGCCCTATCGCTATCCAGTGAACTGGAACTGTGCCGGTAAAGGAGTTGACAGATTTAGCATAAAGCGTCGCGGCGGTTTTGCTTACTGACTGAGCGAGCGACGTAGCAATAACCAAATCGCCAGCAAAGTTGCTGTTCGGCTGAGAAGTTGAGCCCAACACTGCATTGGGGAACGCCAGCGGAAAGGTTACGGAGGTGCTCAGCGTGCCGACTCCCGCAAAGTTAAAGTTATGATTTCCCCATTGAACAATCAGGCCGCCAAGCCATTTCGGAAAAGCGATATACCCATTTGAGGCGAGACTGACCGAAAAGCCGAACCGTAGCTTCTTCGGCGTGACTGCCACGCTATCTAGCGCCCCGGTTTCAACTTCCGTTTGGGTAGCTAAACGGAGTACGCCATGTAGTGTCTCGCTGGCATTGGCCCCGACTGCTGCCCAATGACCTGCATCATTCATGCTTCCTGGCTTGGTTCCCAGGCTTGGGAGCAGCGCAATCCAATTTTGCCCCCCGTCCCGAACTACTGCGCAAATAGCATACGAAACATCAGCGAACCACTGCATTGCACCATTCTTCTCGATCTCAGCCAGCGCCTCATCGACCCGGTTATGCCACCAGTTTTCCCACTTGGCCTCGGGCGGATCTTCTGCCGCGCCACCCGCCCAGCCGCGATCTATGAGCGCATCAGTCGGCCGCTCGAACTGAGACGGGGCGCTCGCCCACTTCTTTGTAAAACTATCGCTTCTCGCCATTTCTGGTGCTCCTTAAACGGGCGTGACGTAACTACCCACGCCGTATGGCTGGGCTGAGAAAGTGCCTTTGTAGGCGAATGGGTATTCGTTCTTTGCGATCTTGCGAATCTTCACGCCTTGCGGGCGCGGGATGATGTCGAACTCTTGAACGAGGACGAGCAGGTTCGCCGCCACGCCCTCTTCTAGCCAGACCGTGGCCATGCTCATGTCTTGAGCATCAATGACGGTGCTATCCACTCCGAAGATGAAGTCGACCGCTGCCTTAACATCGTCCAACGTCGCCGCGCCGTTGTTGCGCATGATCTTTGCCTTGATCAGCACGCGGTACAGGTAGTCCGGCAGCAGGATTGTTGGCAACTCCGTGCCTGGCTCGCGATATAGCGCCGTGTCGTAGGGTTGCGCGCCGATCGTTCCGTTGTAGGCGAACACCTGCAATGCGTCGGAGCGGATGCGCGGCCGATCTATGCCGGCGATGCGTCCAATGATTTCGAGCTGATGGCCTGACGCCTTGTCGATGTCCAGTAGGTCGATGACCTGGCCGAGCGGCTTTTCGATGCTGTCTTGCGCTGTCTTGGGCAGGATCTGCAGCCACTCGCGCATCTTCGGAGCATTTCGGTACTGCCAGTAGACTCGCGACAGGGCCTTATTCGCGTGATCCATCAGACATACTCCACCGTGATGTTCGCCGCATCGAGCGTGCCGAGCTGGTTAAATGCGAGATTCAGAACTTGGCTATCGATCGTGCCCGGATCAAAGCCGAGCATGATCGACTGGACATAGCCGTTACCCGCGACGATGAAGTTCACTGGCGTATAGAGGCGGCCAGCCGCTACGTTTTCGCCGATGCGGAATCCCTCGCGGTTGAAGCCCGACTGACTCTGAAAACCCAGCAGCGAGTAGGCCACCATTTCGTCCTTGATCCGCACTTTGTCCTGTTCAGATAGCGTGCTGCTTGCGATCTGGACGAGTACGTAGACCGTGATCAGTTCAGGCCTGAAGAAGGTGATGTTGACCGGCTGGCCTTTTGGCGTAGTCGTGTCGGCGGTGATCTTGTTGGGGAAGGCGCTGTCACGGTTGAGCCCACAGCCGGGGTTTTTGCGTGATGCGATAGCCCTCAGAACATCCTCATCGCTGCCGCCGTCGACAAAGATCGCCATGGACTTCCGCGCTACGCCGTCGGCATCCGTCGTGTCTTCAGCGTTCTCGAAGACCTTTACCTGCTTCACGCCATCTACGTTGCCAACCGCGGCGTAAATGTTGTCGATCTGGTTCGAGCCCGGCAGCGCGACCGAGGCATTGCGGCGCGAACGAAAGGCGTCATCGGCCTCTTCGTCAAGACCAAGCGATGCAGCGGCAAGGTTCGTGACCGACTGAAGGCCGCCAACTGGGGTTGCTATGATCGAAAGGTCGCCAGGAGATGCAGTGGCGGCTCCTGCTTCGGTACACGTCACGCCAACGGAAGCCACTCCGCTCGCGATGGTGACTTCGCCGTCCGTTGACCAGAGCGTGTCGGTAGACTTGTTGCGGATGCGCGTGCCGGCCGGAATGACCGTGCCATCCACGCCGGTGAACGAGACAGTGGCCGTAGAAAAGGTCGCATCCTGCCGAGACAATCCGGCGAACATCGCGATCCGGTCAAGTTGCTGGCCTATGGCGCTTTGCGGATCGCAAGACTGATAAGCGAAGGTGACTTGCTCGTCGAGGTTCGCCAGCGCCTCGCACCATGTGGCGATTGCCAGGCCATCCGGCGACTCCGGGTTAATGTTCCAGGCGTCGTCGATATCCAGATAACGCGCCCGCATGGCCGTCAGGTATTCGCTGAGCGACGTACCCGTGACGCCTGCCGCTGTGATTTCGGCCATTGGTTTCCCCCAGGCAATAAAAAACCCGCACGCGGCGGGCCGTTGTTCCGTTGTTCGGTCAGAGCATCGCTAGCGGGTCGCCGGAAAGCTCGATATTCAGCTGCTCGTTGTTCACGTCGATGACGCTGGCCTGAACGCTGATGCGGCGCTCTCTCGGCTCCATGGTGAGCGAGAACGAACTGATGCCGATGATTCTTGGCGTAGTGATGATTCGTCGCTTCAGTGCGGCCTCGGCGAAGTCCTGGCGCGTCTTGCCAAGTACTCCCTCAAACCATGGCGTGCCGTCGGTGGCATCTAAAAAGTACTCGCCCAGAAAAAGACGAAGGCGCCGAATGACGCCTTGCCGGGTTGCCTCCTTGCCTTTGGCGAAGTGCTCGCCACTGGTCACAATGTCGCCGTTTACGAAGTTTCGGATCATTGCGGCGGCTCCGTGTTCTGCTGCGTGTTGCCAGCGCTGTCCTGGCCTTGCGGGTGAACGTGCGTGTCGCCGACGTCCGTGCCGTTGTGGGTCAGCGTCTCGGAATTGATCGCAACGTTGGTGGCCGTGAGCGTGATAGAGCCCGGCGCCAAATGAACGCGGGTCGCGCCGTCGTAGCTGCTCATTCCAACGCCGTCATTGACGAAGCCAGGGATGATGCGCGGCGTGGAGCGGATGCCCGGCACGAAGTAGGCATCCTCAGCAGAGAACATCCGCAGCTCATGCGGAGCAACCGGCCCGCCCTGATCATTCCATGTGTCGACTGCGCGTTGGCTGAAGTGAATCAGGCCCTCGGTTCCAGGCCCAACTTGGTGCCAGAAGTACCACTCGCCATCGCCCGCGAAGTGAACGCGCACGTTGTCGATGACCGGGATGGTGCGGAACACGCCGTTGATGCGCTTTTGAATCCCGCACTCAACCTGCGCCATCTGCGTGCCGGGGTCGAAGGAGACGACCTTGCCGGGCAGGCATATCATGAGGTTGCGCAGCTTGGACGTTATCGCGTCGTTGATCATATCGAGAAACGGGCTGATGTTTGCTTCGCTCATTCTCGAATCCCCTCGATGGACGTATCCCACGTATCGCCGTAGAAATCGCCCTGATGCTTGATATTGAGCACGCTATAGATGCCGCTCCCGCCTGTCGGGTCGATCTGCATCATGTCGGCGGTGTAGACCTCGCTGAAGGCGAAGTTGCGCGTCTCCGCCCGGATATCCACGCGGTCGCCCGGCGAGATGGCAGGGTCGAGCTTCTTCGCGACCTCGATGCCGCGAATCAGAACCTGCGGCGATCCCACCATGCCCGTACTGGCCGATACGATATGCGCCGGAGTGTCACGCTTTGCCAGCTTGCCGTCTGGCCCTCTGCGAATGATCGTCAGGCGGCTGGCACTCATCGTCCAGACGAAGTTGTGCAGCTCTGCCAGGTCGTCCATGCACGCGACGGACGAGGTACACATGCTGCGCCCCTTGAGCGCGCGCGGCAGGTCGGAGAAGTCCCCGACAAACTCCACCGGCAGCAGCAGTGATTCGGCCACCTTGCGGATGATGTCAATCTGAGGCGTACCGGCCCCCCATGATTCACTGACGAACGCGCTGGCCCGAGCCAGGCCTGCCGTGCGCGCGTAGAACTTGATGTACTTATCGACGCCTTCCCGGCCTATCTCGGTGTTGATGATGTCGCCCAGGAAGATCATGCCGGGCCTCTCGCCATAGCCCGCCGCGAGGCTGATGCCGTCGAACTTGTTGTAGATGGCCCGCCGCGACTTTTCCGACGCCCCATAGAGCGTGATTTCCGCCAAGCCGCCCTCGCTGCCGTAGTTGTTGTCGACGCTGAAGCGGATCTGCATTGGCGGCTCATAAACCAGCTCGTCGTCACCGTCCTTCAGGGTCAGCCGGTAGGTGCGCCCGAGCAATCTACTCATCTTCGTACCACCGGAGTTTGTTGGTTATGCCCAGGTTGCGGATTGTTGGCGCCTCGCCTTCCAGCACAACGCGCCCAAGGCCCACATTCAGGCCGGCGAGCAGGTTAATGCTTGGGTGAAGGCCACGACCAAGCGCGATAGGTGTTCCGTCCGCGCGGCGCATGTCGACGGTGAAGTAACTGTGGCGGGTTGACCAGCGCAGGCGGAATTGGACGTAGGTGCCGCCGAGCGTCACGCCGAATCGCTGGAAAGCATCGCCAGCGCGAAGAGGGATGGTTTTCATTGCAGTCCCACCTCTCCCAGGTTGTTTTCGGTCTGCGCTTGGGTGCTGGCCGTGTCGTCAGCCGGCAGCCGCGAATTGACGATGGCAAGGTTCGCCAAGCTATCCACGATGATTAGCTGCTTCATCTCCACGACCAGCTCAAGCCCGCCTTCGTTCTGTTTCGTGACCTGTACGCGGGTGTTTGTGATCATCACATTGTCGTATGTGCCTTTCGCCCCGACCACGGTTAGAAGCTCATGCCCCTGCTGCTTTTTTCGGATGGCCTTTATCATCTTCCCTGAGCGCGTTTCAGCCCCTCCGGCAAGCTCGGTAAGGACTGAGCCCGCAATGCCCACAGCGGCAGCGGCAGCGCCCCCTAGCGTGCCAATGACCGCTCCCGCAGCCGTGCCTATTAGTGGCCCCATCTTTGACGCCACCCAGCCCCACTCATCAGGGATGCTGTCGTTCGCCAGCGCCGCCTTGATAGGGTTGTCCGATAGCGCAACGGTCATGGTCAGGCGCAAAGGGCGGTCTACGGCATGATCGTTCCCGACCCTGCCATCCTCGATGGGATATTCCGTCACGTCGGTGACCAGTTCACTCGATTCCTCGAGCAAGGCGTCGAAGAACAGTCCGCCGATCTCCGGACGCGACCGGCTGAATAGGCCGACTAGGGACATTGGATTGATTCCTATTGGACGTTGTTCGGGATGCCGTCGCGGCTTACCTGTACGGCATTGCTAAGCTCGGATTTGAAGACCTTGCGCGCGGCGCTTTCCACTGCCGCCGGATCAGTGGCGCCCCTTGCGTCGATGCTGTAGTAGTTGGTGGTCCCGCTCGCCCCTGCGCGCCCCATGATCGACGGGACGTAGGCTTGGGTTTCGCCAGGCATCGCAGACATCCAGTTCGCGCCCACCATGTCCACCGCTCTCTTTACGGTGCCCGGCCCGGCGTTGTAAGCGGCAAGCGCCTTCTGCGTATCGCCGTCGAATTCCTTCACCATTGCGTAGAAATATTCACGACCAACACGCAGGTATTCCTCTTTTGAGTCATTCGCTACCGGAGAGATGCCGTACCCTGGATTGCGCGCCGTGGACGGCATCAGCTGGGTGATTCCAAGAGCCCCCGCGCTAGATCGAAGAAGTTTGCCGTCTGCCCCGTAGTGGCGACCGCCCGACTCCTGCTCTATCAAAGAAGAGAAAATGGATTTCAAAGCAAGCGGGCCAACGGTAGGGCTGGGCGCCTCATTGCTGCCGATCCCGAGGCGGCGCCTCCATTGGCGCTTGTAGTAGTCCACGCCGCCAGTGAACGAATCGAAGCCGTCCCGCCTATTGTCTTCGTCCATGTAGAAGGAGCCAAGGCCCAGGACGGCAGCAGCGGGGCCGCTCGTTGCGGCGGCGGCGGCCAGCATCGCTATCGCCTTCGTCCCGACCTGGGCCGCCACCAATACGCCGATGCCGGTAGCGGTAGCCTTCAGGTAGGGCATCGCCTCTTTGAAGGCCTCTTCGATCTCGCTGCGGTTTTCTATTGACCAGCCAGTGATGCCCTCGACGAGCCTGGTCATGCCAGGCAGCATTTCCTTGGCCACCGTGTTCTTGAAGCCGTCGATCAGTTCGCCCAGCTCGGTCGTGGCGGTGACATAAGCCTCGGCATTCGCTAGCAGCACGTCATCCGGCGTGCCGCCAAGCTGGCCGGCGCGGCTGAAGCTGTTCTGCATCCCGGCGCGGTCGGATAACAGGCGGAACGCCTTGTCATTTACGCCAAGCGAGTTCGCTATCTGGCGGCGCTGGTCCAGGCTCATGGCGGCCAGACCACGTGACAGGAAATCGACTGTCTGCTCGGCGTCCAATCCCTGCTGTTGGATCTGCTGCGGATTGAAACCAGCGGCTGTGAAGGCGCGTGCCGGCAGCTCGCCCCATTGGGCGCTGTCACGAAGCGAGTTCGCCAGTTCGATCAGCGCCTTTGCATCGGCATCGCTGCCGCCGACGTTGCGCATCGCAAAGCCGAGCTTGTGCGCGTACTGCGCCGATACGCCGGCTGCTCTGGACCACTTCGCCAGCTCGTCGGCGGACTTGGCCACATCGTGCGACATCTTGGCCATGCCAAGGAAGGCAGTGCCGAGCGCGGCGCCGGTAGTAAGCGCTGTGGAGCGCATGTTGGCAAACTGGTTGTTGGCCTCCTTGAAGCCTTTTGCGTCTACATCCAGACCGAGCCTGACCAGTAATTCATCTAGCACTTCGGCCATGGGTGGCTCCTAAATACGGGCAATAAAAAACCCGCTACGTGAGCGGGCTTGGCAAAGGCATGCGTTGATCAGTAACGATGAGGCCTGTAGAGGCCCATTTTGTATAGTGTATTTTCAGAATCCCTGATGCGCGCGTAATTGTATTTGGCAGCGTTTATCGTATCGGCGTTCTTGAAGTAGGCGTTCTGGTATGGGTTTGCCGTTATCGCCTCTTTCATCTGAAAATACATGCTCTGAGCGGAATCAGACTGAGCGCGAAAGGTTTTACAGGCCTCGGTAGCGCTTCCCTCCAAGCGCATCCGCGCCATGCACTGAAACCCGGCATCTGCGGTCTGTCCGGTGAATTCCTTTACATGCTCGACTAGGCGCGCTATCTGTTCGTCGGTCAGGCCTTGCGCCTGCGCATTGCTTGACGCTGCTACCAACGCCAGCAAAACCCCAGCAACTAATCGCATTCCTCGTCCCCTTCCAATGGCGGCGTAAGCAGCGGCATGTGCTGCTCGCGCATGTAATCGTCCAGATGCCCAAGCATGACCAGCTCTCGCCAGAACGCGACAGCTTCGTTATGCGAGGCAATCTGCAAGCCTGAGCCGTTCGCCTTGAGCTTCATCGGGCGAGTGGGGATTCCCTCGCTAGGCCGCATATCGTGCGATCGGCTGTAGAGGGTTTCGCCCTTGTCGTCGAGTAGTTCATAGGTGACGCGCAGTTTCTTCATGCCGGCTTCCGGTACGTGAAGGGCTAGAGTAGCGCAGCGCCATCACTTATTGCGAGCGCGCTCCACCTGATGCTCTATCTCGTCCATGACGCAGTGCATCATTTGGACGTCAACCAGATCGTAAGTCCCGTCGAGCATATCGGACCACTTCGCCAGTGGTGGACAGGTCGCCCCCAGGCCCGCGCACGGACGCCAGAGGAACCAGTCCACGAACGGGTTTAGTGGCTCGCTGTCTGCTCCGCCGAGCTTGCGACGGTTGCTTTGCGGAGCTGCCAGAAAGGGCTGAGGTTTTCCACCAGCGCCCGACCCACCAGAAGGTAGAAGTCTTGCGGGGCGTCCTGAAACAGGTTTTCCCCCACCGGCACGTTGTCCGAGGCGCGAACGACTAGATCTTCCTTGCCCGACACAAAGCACAGTTTGCGCAGGGTCGTGAAGTCGTCCGGGTGAATCTGCGTAAGCGCGACCACGAGGGCCATGTCCGATGCGCCTTCTTGCAGGGAGACGATCAGGCCCGTCCGCCCTGCAATGTGCAGCATCTCGATTTGCGCCTTGGCCGGGGCCGTGGAGCCCTTGAACTCCACGTCGCCAGCTTCAACGGTGAATGAGCGAGCCATGATTAGACCTCTTCGCTGTCAGCGAACTCGAAAATCAGGCTCTCATCACTGACGCTCGACTTGCCCGCGCGCCCCATAGAGCCGCGAGTAACCAATACGCCCTCGAAGCCCAACACCATCTCGACGGTGCCGGCCTGGCGGAAGCTGAACGTCGCGTCAACGCCGGATTTCTCCGCCGCGAGGATCTGGCGCACTTCGTCGGAGCCGGGCATCAGGTTGATGGTCAGGCGCTTGGGGCGGGTCTGGTTGTCCAGTCGTACCGAGGTGCCACCGATGCCGCGTTTGAGGGTCGAGCGCTGCTCGATGTCCTCGATGGTGATGGCGGGGTCGGTATCACCGTACTGGCTGATGGGGATGCCAAAGACCGTGAGATTGGAGCCGTCCGCGCCGTATCGAAACATAGCCATTATTCAGATTCCTTTTTCATTCGACATTGACGTTAATCTCTGCTACGTGACCAGCACGCGCGAGCACGACATAGATGGTGGTAAGCGGGAACTTGCGGGCGCGCTTGTCGGCGACGGACAGGTTCAGCACGTCCTCGGGCTTCGACATGATGACGAACCCGTAATCTGCGACCTTGGTCACGCCGTCCAGCGGGTCGATGTAGGTGCCGGTACCCAGCACGCCGTTGTCGAAGAACTTCTTGCAAGTAGCGCCCAGGACATCCAGCAAGCCGGCATAGCCGCGCGGGTCCAGAGGCCGCTTGGTGCCGGCGCCTGCGATGTAGTTGTAGCCATCGACCTGCAGGTAGTTCTTCAGCACGTCGAGGTTGATCACGTCATCGATGAACTCGCCGAAGCTGGACATCGACTTGGAGTTGATCACGCGGCTGTTGTCGGTCTGGCCTGCCAGTTCGATCTGCGTGAAGAACACGCCATTCTTGGCGGTCAGTGCGTTGTATGCAGTCGTCGACAGGTCATCGCCCATCACGCCCGGCAGCACCTGGAACTCGCCGGTAATGGCGGTGCGCTGGCCGTTCGGGCGGAACTTGTGGAACGCCGCAGCGAGCTGGCACATGGCGTAGGCTTGGGTCGGGTCGGTATCTACTTGGCCGCTTGACTTGAAGCCGGCGAACATGTGGCGGTTACCCTTGGTCTTGAGCACGGACATGATGTCAGTGTCGGACTGCGGGTCGAGGATGCCGGCAGCGCTGAAGGTCGCCCAGATAGCGCGGCTGTTCGCATCGCCCCAATCACCCACCGCAAGCGCGTTCGATTCGGTGAGGTCGGACAGCTTGAGGAACTGGTGATAGCGCCACGCTTCGTCGGCTGCCTTGTTGAGCGTATCGACGATGCCGGTGTCCAGCGGGTCTTTCATCCACACGCTGATTTGCGGCGGCTTCGGGATCTGGGCGAAGTAGCGAGTCGCGATGTGGTAGACCGCGCTGTCAGTAGCGAAGTCCTCGGCCACTTCGGAAGTGGTCGAATAGTCGCGGAATGTGTTGGCGTCGAAAACCACGTCAGCGGACAGGTCAGCCTGATCAGCGAATACGAACGCGCTGGAGAAGTTGGCATAACCCAGGCCAGACGGGGAAATCAGAACATTTACAGGGATGATTCTATCAACTGGGTATGCCATGTCAGGCTCCGTTCAGTGGGTTGCCGGTGTCGTCGGACAGTTCAAGGCTGAATCCCGCAGCGCGCAGGACGGTGTAGGAGAAAGCCGCCTCGATGAAGAGGTGGATATCCGCTTGGTATCGGGGTTGCAGGCCGGCTTGCAGCTTGCCGGTGAGGTTTCGCGTGTCGCTGACGTAGCGCCAGGCGATGCTGTTCTCGAACAGGTACTTGGAGACCGGCCCGCGAAAGTTGGCGTTGTGCAGCCGCATGGCCGCCGTTGCCGCGCCTTCGTTGAGCACGTTGACCGAGAGGATGAATTGCATCGCGGTCAGTGCGCGCTCGTCGAAGTCCGTCCAGTCGCCTAGCGCTGGGTCGAAGTCCTCGGGCGGCGCTATGTCTACCCGCTCGCGCCGGACATGCCCGTAGGCGCGCACCGGAACAGGCAGATAAGTCGCATAAAGCCCAGTCGGCGGCGCTGTTGTCTGGTTGGCCAGAATCACCGTCTCGACGCCTGTAGCGAGTTGCACGAGCCGCTTGAAGACCGGATATAGCTCTTCGATGCTTTCCATCAGCTCCCCCGGAATCGTTCAACGATGGCCTTGCAGAAGTTGCGCCATGGCCGGTTGTCGCACTGGATGACGCGCCACTGCCGCACGGCTAGCCCGTCGCTGAACTCCAGTAGGTCGGAAAACTGGCCGTTGTCGTCGGGATAGAGGTAGTTCGCGCCGTCATTGATGTGGATGACGCGCACGTCTTGCGGGTTGGCCGTGCCGCCAAGGTTGACGAGGATTTCCATGGTCTTCAGGCTGGCTGGCTGGATGTTTACGCGGGTCAGCTGTATTTCTTCCGGCTCGCCCGCCTCCCACGTCCCGCCCGGACCGGTGTAGCCGCCACCGGATGCCGGCTTGATGCGCTTGACGCCGCCTGGAATCGGGCTGTTGAACGTGCCGTCGATGTGGTCGCTCATGCTCAGGGTCATGACGGCTCCTTTCTTGCGGGCATAAAAAAACCCCGCTCGAAAGCAGGGCTTGTGTGTGTCGTGCGTGTGGCTACGCTTGGTCTGGAGCCTCTATGTCAGGCCGGTCTGCCTCATAGGTAAGGCTGTCGATTCTGTCAATCAGTGCGGCAAGCTCTCCACGGATACAGTCGAACTTTCCGCGCTGCGACTCTGGCAGGTTGCCGGTTTTCCAGTACGTCTGCCCCTCGATCATCATGCGTAGAGCACCTGACAGGCTGCTATGAACCTCGATAGCGTCCCATTCGCCACTGAACAGCGCGTCTAGTAATTCCTCAGATTGGTTGGTGGGATCTATCCACGCGCTCAGATAAGCGACATAAGTATCATCTTCGGCGTTGCGATACGCCTCTATGTCGATATTTCCGTTAAGGCGAACAATTCCGTCGCTGCTCATGACTTCACCCTATGTCATCACCTTTATGGATGTGGCAGGCGGTAGGTGTAACCGCTCTTCGGGGGCGACCCTAGCCACAAGCCAACAATAACACGGGGATCAGTCCTCGACGATGAATGTGATGGATTGCCGGAGTTGCCCGGTGTCGATGAGCGGCTTGCTTGAGCCTTTGCGCTTGATGGTCGATTCCGCGTTAGCCGGGTCGATTCCTTCAGCAATCGCTTCCTGGCTCACTCCGACCGCCCTGGCACCGAGCTGGCTCATCACCTGATGCATGGTCATGTCGCCGTCTACTACCTTCGGGATCTGCGCACGCCAGACCGCCTTGAAGTCCTCGACGTTCTGCCGTAGCGGTACGCGCAGGAACGAGCGCTCAGGTACTACGCCATCGGCTGAGCCGAACTCCTGCACCGCTGCGATCACCGCAATCGGCGCGCCGTCCTCGTAACTGCCCGTGCCAGCCGGAAGCCCAACGAGTACGCCGCTGTTTTTCTGCAGCCGCTCGCGTATCTGCCGCAGCTTGGTGCCCAGCCTGTCGCCGCCCGATACGGACGTTTGCAGTTTCACGGCTACACCATCAGGGCGCCGGCCCCGGCACGCTTGCGCAGGCGCAGGAACTCCAGCCCGTAGACGGTCAAGGCCAGGTCGCCGTTTGCGATCTGCTCGGCCACTGTCGGGCTCGGCACGGCGTAGGAAACGGACTCATCAGCTACCGATTTGCCCGAAACCGCATAAGGCGTCGAAGCAAGCCCGCCATTCTCAACCACGGAGCGGCGCAGGCTGCCCATAGCGAGGCGATGCGCGGCATAGGCGAACAACCCCCGCAGCTTGATCGAGCGGTGCTTGTAGATGCCCCAGCGGCGCCCGGTCTCGTCGTCGGCCTCTTCAAGCGCGCGGGTCACGTCGGCGTCAGGCCATGCGTCGGCAACGGCAAATTCGGCGTAGTAGCCACGGAACGCCTGCACAATGTCAGCGGTGATATCCATGCGGCGCTCCAGAATGCAAAAAGCCCCGCACAGTGGCGAGGCTTGGGAATAGGTGCCCCACCGAAGCGGGGCGGTGCGTCAGCGCTTGCGGCGCGTCGGCTTTGTTTCTTGCGGCTCCACCTTTTCAGGCTCGGCCTTGACCGGCTCAGGCTCGGACAGCTTCAGCCATCCCGCCTTGACGAACAGGTCATCTTTCCAGTTCTGGCGACCATCCACGTCGACCGATGCGCCGGGGCGAATATCTTTCATCACCCCGGCATCGGTCACGGCCACCAACTGCTTTGACACGTTGGTGAGCGTGGTCATGGTTACACCCCGTCGCGGTACTGATGTGCACGCGGTACGCGGATTTCAGTGCCGCCAGTACGCAGGATGCCGGGGATGAACCAGCTCAACGCGCTGTCCTGATACGGGGACTGGAAGTTGAAGCCCATCGGCAGATGGAACTTGGCGGTCTCTTCCGAGCGGGTGTAGACCATCATGCGGTCCACGCCGCCAGCGCCAGCGCCCTTCAGGCTCAGGTCCGGAACGAACTGGACCTTGCCGGAACGTCCCGATACCAGGTTCATTTCCAGGTACTGCAGCAGGGTCATGTTCCCACCGAACGGCAGGATGGCCGATGCCAGCAGGTTGCGCTGGGCAGGCGGGAGGATGATGTGGGTCGGCGCGAACGTGGTGTTTGTGTTGGTCAGGTAGACCTGATCAATCGACTGCTGGAAGAAGGTCACGACCGCTTGAGCGCCCGCAACGTCAGTTGCACCGGCCACCAGAGCGGCGATGGTGCTACCAGCAGCGCTAACACCAACGCTTGCAGTGTTGAACAAGCCCTCATAGCCCGCCTCGGCGTTACCGAGGTAAGCCAGCTTGTTCAGGCCTTGCTCGGCGATTCGCATGGCTGCAGCGGCCTTGTCGGCGCTCAGGTTCATGTTCATCAGGCGGCACTGGTTGATTTCTTCCAGGCTGTAGCCGTAACCGAGAGCCGCGGTCTGCACTGGGTGAGTACCCAGCTTGTAGCCAACGTCCGCGCGGTTGATGTCGTTGCTGTTCGGGCCAACGAAGGCCAGTTCGCCGCGAGCATCGACCGAGGCAACGGCAACGATCGGCGCCCACTCTGGAGCGCTGGTGTCGACCGGGATCAGCTCGGCGTAGGTTACGTCGGGGTACTTGGTCTCATAGACCTTGGTTTCGATGTGCGTCCGCTGACTGATCAGGAACGACATTGCGGCCGCTGGGCCGGCGTCAAAGGTGTTCTGGCGCATTGTGTCGCTCCTTACTTGATTTCGATTTCAGAGACTTCACCGGCAGCACAGCTGCGCAGGAAGCGGGCGCCGGTCAGGGCAACGTTGGTGCCGACGGTGGAAACCAGTTCACCAGTAGCCGGAACCACGTACACCTGAGCGCCACGAGTCGCGCCATCGGAGACGGTCACGAACATGCGGCCCTTCTCCATGACGGACATGGCCTTGTCTTCGGCGTAAACAGATTCGCCGGCAGCGTTGTTCTCGACCGCTTGAGTACGGACGGTGACGCCGATCAGGACGCCAGAGGACGCGCCGCCGAGCTTGGCCTGATGGTCGGCAGTGCCGAAGCTGACCGCTACGCCGAACGGGATGGCGCCGCCTTCAGCGTGCTGCGAGCTGATCCACGACGGGAAGTCGGTGTTCTGCTGGCCGTGGAAGCCGATACCGGAGTACTGGCTGAAAGTATCTTGAGTGACGGACATGGATTAGTTCCCCTTCCAGGCGTTAGCAGTACGCTCCATGCGGGCCTGATAGGCTGCATCGAGGGTGGTTTGAGCATCGCCGGTCTTGACCTTGCTCAGGTCGTCGCCCAGCTGACGGTGCGAATCGGTGGTCTTGGACTTTTCGTCCTCTTCTTCCTCGTCCTCGGCTTCCTGCTTCTCCATTTCGGAGTCCCAGGCGGCGTGGATGTAGGCTTCGGACTTGTCAGCCCAGGCGCGTTTCGGCAGGCGGGCAGCCAGGGCGGCGCGCTTGATTTCCAGCGGGTTCACGCTGTCGCAGGTGAACTCGGAACCGGCCAGCTTGCGGGCGGCATCGGTGACGGCCAGAACATCAGCCAGGCGCTTGCTGATCGAATCTTCCGAGGCCTTCTCTTTCAGCTCCTCGTTCTCTTCGTCCAGGGCGTCGGCCTTGGCTTCGGCTTCGTCCTTGGCCATCTCGGCCTTTTCTTTCTCTTCTTCGGCATCGGCTACGCGCTTGCGGAGGCCGTCGATGGTGGACTGGATCAGGATTGCGGAGGCCTCGTCGGCAACCTCAACCTTGGCACCAGAGTCCAGGGTCACTTTGTGGGACATAACAGCCTCCAGGGGCGTTTTGTGGTCGAACAGACGAGCCATGCGGCCCGCTCTCGCTTGATCGCACAAGGCGATGTGGTTCACGGCAATGCCGCGCTGAATGAATTCGTATGGCGTGCCGTCTGGCGTTACGCCTGGCTGCTCGACGTACTCGGCCATGTAGCCGGCTGACAGCTCGGCCTTCCCCTCTTCAATGGCCTCAATTGCCAGCGCGTCCTTTATGAGCAGATCAACAACGACCGCATTGCCCTCAGGGCGTCCGGCGCTTATTGCGTGGCCAACCGCGTCACGCCGGTAAGTGGTGGCGCTGACCATCTCGGTCGGATGCTCAACGGTCACGTCCGCGTTGTCGTATGTCGCCAGCGATGCCGGATCGAACACCGACTCGGGCGGCCGGTAGACGTTGACGACGGTGTTGCCTGGCCGATCCGTCAGCCCCAGCTCACTTGCCAGGTACTGCTGCACATTCCCGGCGAGCGCGACCCGTCCCGGCACCTTGAGATAGCCGTTTTCGGTGTATTCACGCTGGGAAGGAACAGGGATGGCCGCACGATCCTGAAGCAGAATCTTCATGCGGTGATTCCTTAGTAGTCGACGCCCTCAATCAGGGGCGTCAGGGTGCATCTGCAGTTGATGTGCGCTCGCCCGGGGAACAGCCCCGTCTCGCCTGCGTACTTGGCGCCCTTGTCGATCAGGTACACGCCAGGGCCATAACCGATGTCCTGCCTGGCGATCTGGTAGCACTTCACCTTGGCATTCGGGAACTTGCCGGTCGGGTTGCCGGACACGCGCTCATCACGCGAGGTTGACCAGCGGAACCGGGCAATGCCGGCCTGCTGTTGTCGCTTGCGAGTGATGTCGCTATTCGCCTTGGCCATCTGGTCGCGGGCAATGAGCTTGGCGCGCTTGTAGGTGCTGCCTGTCTCTTCCTGTATGCGCCTGGCAATGACCGTGGTTGATTCACCGGCTCGCATGCCGCCCATGACGGCCTGCTCGATCTTGCTGAAGTAGTCGGAACTGATCGACTTGATCAGCGCGACGTTCTCGGCAACGGCTGCATCCATATAGGCCTGCAGTCCCTCGCCCGACATCAGCCGCCCCATATCAACGCCAACGGCGCGATTCACAGAGGACACGAACGCAGCCGTGCTATCGGCCTCAGCCATGCTCAGCGTTGACTGTGCGAGCCGGTGGGCCTGATTTGCGTAGGCTGTGCCGGTGAAGCGAGCCGCCAGCCTGTTGAGCGCCGCAATGATCCGGTCAACCAGCGGCGAATCAGCGGTGTACTCGGCTTTAAGGATCGGCGTTAGCTCAGCATCGACCGCCTTCGCCATCTCCCGCACGAGCGCCCGGAGTTGCCCCCGGTAATAGCGCTCGGCAGTGTCTTTAGGCCGGATCGGTTTCGCTGACTTTGCCCGCTTCTTCAGCAGTGCCTGGTTCGTTTCCGCCAAGGCCTGCAAGGGGGATGTAATCTTCTCCATCTCGCTCCGCCTTCTCGTCGGCCTCGGCCTGGTCAATGTCCTCGTCGCTGATCGCGTAAATGCCCTGCTCGGACAGCTTGCGCATCAGCTGCGAGCGCTTGACCACACCCTGCTGCAACCGAATGTCATCCGACTGGGCAAAGGCCAGCTGCTGCTGAGCCAGTTCCGCATCCGAAGGCTGCGACAGTGGGTTCCAGTCGAACTCACAGTCATCGGGCATCTTTCCAAGCGCTGACGGGATCAGCACCTTGTCGATCGCTTCGAGGAACTGGCGGTAATCGCTCTCCTGCTTGCCGCGGATCGCGTTGTAGTAGTTGTTCAGGTCGCCCTGGCCACTGTCGCCCATGCCTTTCGACTGGACGCCAAACAGGCGCGTCATGGGGATTTCAGCGGCGCCGGATACCCATTCCATCAGCGTGGACAGGATCTCGCCCAAGCCGCCGAATGAGGCCGCGTGACGGGTGTACGCCTCGGAGCTGTCGAGCAAGCCAAGGCGGAACATGCTTTTCATCATGCCGAATAGCTGGTAACGCGAAGCCACGGCCTGATCCATGTCACCACTGGAGAGGATGTCGCTAAGCCCCTCTTTGCTGATGATGTCGACGTTTGCCTCTTGAATCAGTGAGGCAACCCCGGACTTGGCCGAAACCGCGTCCTTGATGTCTTCCATGCAGCGGCGAAGCTGCGAGTCATCCCAGCCCTGGTTGATCATCCGCAGACGCAGCGGCAGCTTTGCCCCTGGCGCACGAACGAAGTGACTGTGATGGATCGGCTGTGACCCGCCATTGACGAGGTAGTAATTCGGCAGCATGTAATTGGCTGCCATTGGGTCGCTGACGTTGTAATCCTGGCCGGTGATAAGCATCCGGTCGAGGACGAGCAAACGCTTCAGCGAGCCCTTCTTGATCTTCCTGTGATCCAGCGGCATATCAAGCGGCTGGTCGGTGATAAGCAAAACGCCCGCACCACCATATAGCCCGGACCACTTGAACGCCTCTTGCGTGACGCCTTGCAGGTTCATGGCGTTCTCGGCCTTGCGGATCTCGGCAGCCTCATCGATAGAGAAGACACGCCACTCGCGAGTTGCATCATCCACCGGGGCGTCGATGACCTGACGGGCAATCCAGTTGGTGGCATAGGCCGCTTCCAGCTCGGCAATGTCGTTACCGTCACCGTAGGCAAACTGCGAATGCGTACGCCGGTCCCGCTCGGTGCCCATGCCAGAGATAACGTTTTTCAGGCCGTCATTGCTGGCGATCATCGTTCCGTCGCTGGAGTAGCGAAGGCGCGGCTTTGTGTCTTCGCTCATGGGGATTCCTATAGCCAATCGAAGCCGGTTGATTTTGTGCCGCCGAGCATGTCGCTGATGGCGTCACACATCGGGTCTATCTGGTCGTCATGGGCGTGCGACATTTCCAGCGAGAAGGCCTCTGCCTCCATGATGAAGTCGCTAACCCACTCGGCAGTTGTGTGCGAGTGCGAGGCGGACGGATCAGGGAGCCGGACATAGCCCGACTCGATGAAGCCCTGGATATCCAACACGCGAGTTACCTTGTCCGTGCCGCGCGAGATCTCCTTGACGGGCGCGCCGGCCTTCTTGCGGATGTTCTGGATCAGGCCGGTTCCCGATGACTTGTCTTCAATCGCCATGTAGCGAATCGGTGACGGGTGTTTCGGGTCATACGCCTTGTGCTTCTGGTAGAACGCAGCGGCCTTGATTTCAAGCTCCCATGCTTCCCACTTGCCTCGGATCTGGTCGAGCATGTAGGCGTTACCGTCGTCGCCCATGCCCCATAGCTGGAACACGCTGTAGTCGTTGTGGTTGCCGGTCTTCTGCGCCGTGTCGGCGTATATGGCCCGCCACTTGATGCGAGGCAGCACACGGTAATAACCGAACCAGTCAGACTTGATGACGCCGCCGCCCTTGGTCGTTGGCCGCTGCTGATACAGAGCATTCCATGACAGAGAGCCGGAGCGCTTGCACGCCTCGACGAACTCGCGGGGCATACGCTCAGGGAACAGGATGTCGCCAGGCTCGCGCAGCTTTAGCCGCTGGCCGTTCAGTTCGTGAAACTCTGTCTTCTCGGCTTCCATCGGGAAGGAGACGACGCGCCACCTCTCGCCACCCTTCTCCGCGCGAGCGAGCAGCTGCCCGGCAAGGTCGAGCTGATGCCAGCGCGTCAGAATGATGACGATCCCGTTCAGCTTCGGATCGCGGCGGGTGAAGAACGTGGTGTCGTACCAGTCCATCACCGCTTCTTGATACGCGGCGCTGGCTGCTGTTTTGTAGTCCTTGGCCGGGTCATCAATGATGCCGATGTTCATGCCCTGACCGGTGATGCCGCCGTTAACGCCTGCAGCGCGATACGAGCCGCCTGCCAGGTTGCCGTCAGCGTTTACCGTCTCCCATAGCTCGACCGTCCTGATAGCGCCTTTCGATACCGTCTTGACGTTCGACAGGTTGAGGTTCGTGCCGGGGAAAATGTCGTGGTATTCGTTCTGATCAATCACCCGCTGCGTATCGCGCGACATGCGGTTGGCAAGGTCGGACGAGTACGAGCACGCAATGATGTTCCAGTTCGGGAACCGCCCCAAGGCGTAGGCCGGGAAGCGGCGCGAGGCTATCTCGCTCTTACCCGAACGAGGTGGCGCGAAGATCATCAGCCGCGGCGACTTGCCGGCAGCCACGTCGAGCAGGAACTGATCCATCTCAGCGCATAGCAGCTCGTTGAACCAGCCCGACTCATAGTCCTGCTTGGTGTACAGCACAAACGGCATCAGCGATTGCCGGGCCTGCTCAATCCGCTGCTTCTTCAGCTTCTCGAATATCGCTAGGTTCGACATTGCCAATCACCTTGCCCGCGAGCTGGTTTGCCTCGCGGCCAAAGCCCAGCGCGGCGAGCTTTTCTTTCAGCTGGTCATCGCTGATGTCCTGATGCTGGATCGGGCCGCCGTCTTTGCCGGTCAGCTCATGTTTCGTTGCCGACTCCCAGCCCTGCATCTTGGCAAGCTGCTGGATGGCCTGAAGCGGCGAGTGAGTCTTGATCTTCACCCCATCTTTCGTGGCGCTCAGCTCGGCAATGGCTGCCAGCTTGGCCGGGTCTTGAAGAATGGAATCCTTGATCTTCCATGCCGCCTGGATAACCGGCTGCCCGTCCTGCGCTCCGATCTCATACGAGCCGAACTCGACCAAATCAGCTAGGTCGGTACGGGCGAAGGTAGAAAGACGCTCCAATGCCTCTTGGCGGGTCATCACGGCAGCAGAGACGGCGGCAGCGTTGAGCTGTTCTAGCCTTTGGGCAACCTTTGGGTGACTAAGGAGCTTGCTCGCCTCCTCCCACACCTGTTTGTCTTTCATCTTGGCGGCGCTATACGCCCTTCGGTAAGCCTCGCTGGCATTGCCTGTCTCTAAGTAGGCAAGCGCAAAGGCCTCCTGCTTAGCAGTCAGTGCCATGTCAGGAACCTCTAAGTTGTTTGCGCCAATACAGCCACGCCTCTTTCCCGATCATCACAGCGACACAGGCGGCGATGCGGAGTAGCAGGAGGATGGCGTGTAGGCGTTTCATGCGCTCGCCTTCTTCTCTCCCCAGCGCACGGCCAGATCACGGAGTTTCTCTGTTTTAAAGGAGCATTCCGCTCTCTTGCTTCCACTCATAGGGATCCTTTGCGCCTTTGCTCATATTGCAGTGAGGGCATAGAAGCTGGAGGTTGTCGGGCCAGTTGCTGCCGCCAAGCGCAATCGGGATAACGTGATCAACATGGCGTTCTTTTTTGATAGATCGGGAGCAATGCGCGCATTTGAGTCTCTGCAGCAACATAAGCCGCTGAATGTCTGCCTCGGAGTGAAGGCCTTCGGCTTTGCGAAGCATGGCCTTCCTGTTGCGCTTCGACGCTCTAACCCTCTCTGCATTTTCTTGACGCCACTTCTTAGCGGCTTCGCGCATGCGCTCTTGGTTGTTCTCAGCCCATTCGGCTCTACGCTTCTGATAGCGCTCTTTGTTCGCCAGGTAATGGGCTCTGTTCGCCTCGCGCTTTCTTTCAGGGTTAGCAAGCCGCCACCTATTGGATGAAGCCTTTTTTGCTTCGCTGCTCGCCCTATACTTGTTTCGCTGCTGCTCAAGCAGACGGTCTTTATGTTTGAGGTAGTAGCGCGCTTTCTGAGCAGCCTTGCGCTCCTTGCTTGGCGCGTGTACCGGCTCACAGGCAAGGCACTTCCCGTTGATCATTCGGAGCGAGTAGTGTCCGCGCTTGCACGGCTTGCCGGTGAAGTAATGCCTGAAGCCACTCGAAATGGCCTGCTTACGGGTGAATATGTGCAAAAACGCTGATAGACTCGCGTCGGTCATTGCCGTGATCCTCATTCGATCAGGTAGTGGCTAGAAGCCCGGAAGTGTTAGCGCACTCCGGGCTTCGTCATTATACCGCTTCGCTTATTCAATATCCCTTCTTGGCCATAACTTTATCGGCCATATCTCTTAACTTTTCCGTTCCCAAAAATCCGCAGGTACCGCCCACGAAAGTGGCCATGCTCTGCGGCAGGCCGAAGTATTCGAGCAGTGGGACCAGGGTCAGCGTGGCGAATCCACACAGCGCCCCTTCGAGAACCATCTGCCGCTTCGTGCCGCCGCCATACACCACACGCAATACAGCGATGGTTACGGACAGGCCGAACGCATACAGGCTCGGGGCGATGGTCTGCAGCCATGCGAGAGCCGCAGCCCACGTTTCAGGACGGTCGGGCATCTTCATATCTCGGTTATCCCGCATGGGGCAGTTGGTGTTTGGTCCGGCCTCACATGCGCGCGCGATCCGCCTATGAGCAAGGAGGCAGGCATGGGGCCGGAAACAAGAAAGCCCCGACACATGGCCGAGGCTTGTAATAAAAATCCGCGCGATTTGTGCATGACCATTTTCGTGGAGTCACGCAAATGGTCAGAGGCATGGCGGATGTGTTGAATGGGTGCGCTTGGTAGGTGAGCCCTGATCTGACCGTTTGCGCATAACGACGAAGCCCCGGCCAGATTGCTCTGTGCCGGGGCTTCATTTGTTTAGCTTTGGCCATCTCAACGCGTGAAAAGTCCAAGATAGCTGTATCTTCTATCGTTTTATCAGCCCAGTCAAGTGGTTCTGGCAAATTCTCCGAAATAACGTCTAGCTGCCTCAGCGTAGGCAGTCGCGCCCTCTTCCACCGTATCGAACCGGCCAATATGCTTGTACTTTCCGTCGACCATTATCTTGACCTGATAGCGTCCAGTGGCCGAACAATAGCAGACGCCTTTAACGCCTGTTTTTGACGCACTTGATGCTCTCTTGTTCTGCATGTTCTGCGACTGGGTGGCCAGCCTAAGATTCAGAATACGGTTGTCCTTGGCAATCCCGTTAACGTGGTCTATCGCTCCGCAAGGAGTCTCCCCGTAAACATAAAGCCAAGCTAATCGATGCGCCCTATACAAGACCTCATCAATCCGTATCAGCACGTACCCTGAGATGGTTGAAAGGCACCCAGCCTCCTTCCCCGACCAAGCGCCGCCACGGTCCATGATCCATGTGAACTTCCCGGACTCAGGGCAGTAGTGAATTACTTCAAGCAATCGCTCTTGAGTGAGCATATCGAACGTCTCCTATTCGATGCGTCTCAGGTGAGGACGTGGCAGGGAGTGAGACAACTCCTTTTCGGCCGCTAAGCCTAGCCACGCAGGGCGATTATACCTTACGCAGCGCAGCGAATCAGGCCTTCACGGTCGAGCACTTCTTGAGCGTGCATTAGCGCCTCATTCACCTGATCTTCTAGGCTCCGGCGGATCGCTGAGCGCCAACGGTATAGCGTGGAGTCTGGCTTGCCGCCATCGTCCCAGCGGTTAATGTCATACCATGCGGCCGGCAATACGCTCGTGCTGCGCTTCCCTTCCATGCCGGGCAGCTTGGGGAATGCCCATGTGGCGGTTGCGGCTATGACGAACCGCTCCGGTGCTGGCGACTTCACCGAGCCGGCCAGCGCCATCATCGCGTCATGCTTGCGATCCAAGTGGGTCGAATACTTCGCGACCAGGGCGAGCCACAGACCGACCGGCAATGCCTTATGCAGACGGCCATGGACCCAACAGTCCGTTAAGAAAGCCTCTTCCTTGCCGCATATGGCGCCAGGCACACGCGCAGCCTGAACCTTTGGTTCAAAATCACAGCCCCCCGCGCTATTGATCGTCTCCGCAGCCAGGGCGCGCACTACTGCGGAAACTACGTTGTGATAGGTCATACTGACTCCCCGTTCTTGATCTCAATACCGCCCTGCTCTGCCCACCGTTTGGTCATGCGGACATCCCAGACGCCTTGGTCTTCTTCGAGGCACGCATCCATGAGCGCCTTGCCTAAGTTGTCGATATCGGGCTTGGCCTGATGTGGCTGCCCGATCATCTCTGCGCGCTTCTTCTTGCTCCACGATGCCGGCATGGGGAGGTGGAAGACGATGTGCGCGCCGAACTCAGGGACAAGCAGGCCAGCCGCTCGAACCTGATCGCAGAACGCCCGGTACCGAAGAACAGCAGGACGCTTCGCCCACTTATCCCGCTGGGTCATGCGCGGCTTTGGTACCGGCGCGATCAACTCAAGCATCTACTCGCCCTCGCCTTCAGAGCCGCCACAACGGCAGGACGCGCACTCTCCGGAACAGCCGCCAGCAGAACGCTCCCCTGCCTCTGCTTCTCCGGCCCCTTGAGGTCGCTCACCTTCCACCGGATCAGGCAGGCCTGTTTGTCCGCTTCGATCAGCGCCCGATCCGCTGGCGGCAATAAGGCCAGATTCGATGAGCCATTCACGGCCAACGCCCTCGTAGTGCTCGCCGTCATTTCCGTTCTGCCCCACTACGTCGATGCGCGAGATCTTCATGCCAGTTCCGCCTTCTCGGCATCGGTGCGGAAGTCCAGAGTGTTGATCTGGCCAAACCCTTCCTGCTGCAGCGAGCGGCTTTGATCGACGATATCCAGCGCCTCGATCACCGACTTGGATTCCACCTGGTCGCCGGATGGCATCTGCACCGTTACGGCTGAGCCTGTATTGCGGATGATGTGGCCAGTCATTGCGGTTTCCTCGTTGCTCTGTTGTTTGCGATCAGGGGTATCTGGCCGGGCTTCAGCGGCCATGGGTGTTCCTTGCGGCAGTCGTGGCAGTACAGGGTCTGCCGGCTGCTGAAGGCCGTTGTCTTGTGGGTGGCGCTGGTGGGGCATGGGACTTTCATGCAGTCGCTCCCACTGCTGCTATCAGCACTGCGCCCGCTACCAGCAGACCGGCAAACAGCGCATGACCAAACAGAGCGCCGCTGGTGTCACGGACCTTCTTTGCCGCACTCCGGCGATCCTGCTGCCCAGTGCTGTAGCCGCGGCTGTACTCGTCAATGAACGGGTGACGCTTCCAGTAGAAATGATGGTTCGTGCGGCCGTGCTCATAGCCTTGGTCGTACAGGGCGCGCTTGCGTTGGGAGGTCTTGCTCATGCGGCCTGCTCCAGTCCGATCAATTCCATGACCCGCGCAGGAAGCGTCAGGCCCATATCAAGCAACTGCAGGGCGCAGTCGCGGATTAGTGTTTCCTGCTTTCCGTAGGCCAGCTCGAAGCGGGCCTTGAATGGGTGGATGCCGGTCAGACCGGGTGCGCCGGTGCCGTGCTGGTGATGGCCGGCGCACAAAGGCAATACCTGCCAGTGCGCATCAGGCTTGGTACGCCCATCGCAGTGGTGGATGCTCACGACCGGGTTGAACCGGCCGTCCTTCTGGCACGCTATGCAGCCAAGCTGGGCAATCTGGTCGTGGTAGTCGCTCTGCGCTTTGGTTGGCGTCTTGCCTTTCATGCGCCGTACCCCTTCCGCTCTGCCCTCTGGTTAGCCTGCTCCGTGCGATACAGCTCGATTCGCAGCTGAGCCACACCGATCTGTGTCTTCAGGTACTCCTCGCGCTCTACGGCCACCTTGAGGCCGTCCAGCAGGCCCAGGTAATCCGGGTGCGCGTAGGCGAATGCCTCACGCTCGGCGATGGTCTTGATTCCTTCTCGCTCGGCTTCCTGCATCAGGATCGCTTTCTTGCTCTTGCGGAACTGCTCCAGGTAAACGCGGTTGGCCTTGGCCTCGGCGTGGTCCTGTGCGCGGTCGCGGATGAAGGTCAGCGGGCGCTCGATCTGCTCATCCATTTACGCGGCCTCCCACAGATGCAGTTGGCGGCGCAGGTGTGGGGCGTTTGCCTCGAACACGGCGCGAGCGAAGCCCTTCGGCGTAGCGCTGCGGAAGTTGGCGCGCTCGGGGCCGGGCGCTGCGTAGTGAATCCTTGAATCAGGCTCGCCCAGGGAGTAGTCACGCTCCTCGTCTGGCATCACGAAGCCGCCTCCAGCCCAAAGACAGGTCAGCTTGACGTAGTTGTCATCCGCGCAAAGCTTGGTGAACTGGTACGGGTGGAAGGTGTAGCCAGGCGCTCCAAAGATCGTGCTGAATACGCTCCGCGGATTCTCGAAGAACCAAGGTGCCCCGCTGATCTGGCCAATCATTCGGCACTGTTCAGCAACGAGAGCGGCTTTCGCCTGGAAGTGCTTGTCGGCCTCTGCCTTGGCGGCGAACCAGCGAGCCCCGGAGATCGCCACGTCAGTGCATGGAGGAAAGCCAGCCACGAACACGACGCGGCGGCCGCGAATGATCTCTCCGAGGCGGCAGGCGGCCTCTAGTACGGTGCAAGGCAACCGCTCCACCCGACCGTCATTGCTGTACTTGCCGTGCTGCGGATCGACCAACACAGCGTCATAGCCGGCCTCAACCCAAGGGGCAACCATGGCGCCGGTGAGGTCGCAGAGGGAGATGATTACGCCGTTCATGCGCGACGCTCCCGAATCCCCTGGCACTCAACGCAGCACACCGCCCACGGCGCAGCACGACGGCGAGCTGCCGGAATCTCAATGCCGCACTCCTCGCATTCATCAGCGCCCTGCCCCTGGATCATCGAGCGCACAGACGCAACGCCGCCAATCCGATCTGCCTCCTCTAACCCGGTGGCGCGGTCTGTTACGTCGGGAGCTGTGCGGACTTGCTCCAGGGCTTCCGCCATTTCATTGATGACTGGCATTTATGCGGTTTCCTTCAGGTCAGGGCGCTGCTCGACTTGGCCGGAGTAGTTCACCCACTGGCGCGGCTTGCTTTCGGCGCGTTCGAGGTATTGAGCGGAGGCTTGATCGAACCAGAGCGGGATCTTTCCTTCCTCGCCGGTGAGCCGCTGCTTGCTGATGATCATGTGCACGTCGGATTGGCTCTCGAAGACAGAAGCGTCTTCCCCTCCCTGCTTCATGGCCTCTTCCTTCTTCTTGTTCCGCCAGACCGTGATCACGTTGTCTGCCAGGTCGGTGAGGATGGCGCCACCGCGAACGTCGAGCTTTCCGGGCGCCTTCGACTCGTCTTCCGCCTTGCGCGGGTGAGCGACCAGATGCACATGCACGCCCATCTCGTGCGCGAAGCCAACCAGGGCTTCCATGGCCTGCTTCTGGCCGTTGTAGTCGTCCTCAGCCATGCCGAGCTTGGCCAGGCTGTCCACGATGAAATGCGTCACGCCATAGCGGCGGGCTGCGTAGCGGAAGGGT